TGCTTGGTTACCATCACCCACTTGCATATCAGCAATGGCCGCGAACCTTTGACCTGCTTGCACAACTATACCTAATAAATTTAATAATGTTTGAGATGGCTCCTTGTATGGTAACGGAAAGAACGCATCACGTAATGATCCACCTGGTGCATCAACATCTTTGAACTCACCTGGTTGTATTGGTGCTGCTTCATCTCTAACTCTAACGCCTCTTTGTTTAAATCCTGCAGGTAAGTTTGATAATGTTCCTGCGTCTAATAATTGACGGAGAGCCGCCGTTGCGGTACGGCTCAATCCGCCAATCATATGAATGAGTCCAAAGCCATAAAATCCTAGTCCTGGCAGAAATTTGAAGTGGACGAAATATTGGATCTTATTTTTCTTTAGATCATTGGGCGCATAGTTTCTCCGTATGGAGAGTACTACTCGGCTGCCTTCTTCTACAGTTACAATGTAGGGCAATTTTATTCCTGTTGGTTGTCCATCGGCACCAACTTCTTCGAAACCTTCTAAGTCTAAATTTACATGGCACTCTAACAAAGTGTAAACTGGTTCTTGTCTTCCAGTTTTTTTAGTGCCATCTAATTCACGTTCTTTTTTTTCTAAATCATTTTTTTCAACATTACCTGGTGGTCCAAGTTCTACATCTCTGTAGAAACCAGATACTTGTTGTTTTCTTAATTCGTTTTCAGATATTTTAATTACATGTATTACTGACTCTGCATCATCAATACTTGTTGCAGTGTATGGAACTACTAATTCATCTGCAGGTACAAACTTTGATACTGCTCTTCCAAGTGGCACATCGTAGTAAACTTTTTTAAATGTAGATCCTGCAAGTGGTAAATGAAATAACATAGAATCAAACTCTGCTTCGTACTCTTGCATTTGATCCATAATTAAATAGTTCATGAAATCTTTTACACGACCAGCTTGTTGTTCTGTTTGTGGATTTTTAACACCAATAACTTGTGTTCTTACTGGTCCGTCTGCTGGTAATAATTCTTTGTATGCTTGTGCTTGAAACTGTGTGACTGCCTCTGCTAACACTGGGTGTGTTGCACCAGATGCTCCTTGAAATGGTTCGGTTCTGTTTTCATATTTAAATCCTAATAAGTCAAGCCCCTCTGTGTATCCTCTCTCCCAATCTTTTCTAGAAGATTTATAATCCATATAGTTTTGCACCATCTCGTTACCGATTGGTTCTAAAACATCGTCTGGTAAAATATCTGCTAAATTATCAAAGTGTGCTTCTGTACCGGGTACGTTAATTGAACCTGGTTCAAAGTCTAATGTTACACCACCATCTTCTTCAGGTATAACTTCTATAGGTTGTTTTTCTGCTTCCTCTTGTGCTTCCTGAACGGCAACTTCTTTTACTTCCTCTTCTGAGGGAATATCAATTTTAGTTTTTACGTTCGGGAGTGATTTGTCTATTTCTGCCATTTAATACTCCTACCCTTTCTTAACACGTTTAAATGCTGCTGGCAACCCTTCATCACCGTGTGGTGTGGGTCCTGATATTGGCGGTGGACCTGATGTATCGCCGCCAGATAAACCTGCACGGCCACCATTTGCATACAAACCGGGTAAACCTAATAATTGATAAATAGCATCTAATGCATCTATACCTCCAAAATAAGCAATATCTCTTTTTCCTGAAGGGCTTTTTAAATATTTTGCTTGATTTTTAAAAAGATCAAATAAATAACTTCCAGATTTATACGAGACCCTGCCACCATCTTGAAGTTTTTTAACAGGTTTTAAAACTTTGAAAGGACCAGGTAATGGTGCAATGTCTATAAAATTTTTTAAAATATTTTCAGGTGCTTTCATTTTTTTAAGAGTTTCAACAATCGCAGGAAAAGTTCTAGATTGTTTTCCTGTTGCAGCGACTTGTGGTTTAGCACCAACCATACCTACATTAGGTAATTGAACTCTTATGTTTTGATCCACTAATAATTTATTTAAATTATTTAAAGCATCTTCATTAACTCCCTTTGCAAAAAGTTTTCCAGCTTGGTTTTGTATAAAAACTTGATTAAATTGACCTGGAGCTATGTTTATATTTGTAGGATATCTTAAACTTCTTCCACCTTCTTTAACAGGTTTAATATCAAATATATCAAAAAGTTTTCCTTCTTTTGCTTTTTTAATGTAATAATCATCTGGTCTTAATTTAGAAAAAATATTACCAGTTTCTTTATCCATTCTTAAAGACATCATTGCTTTTATATTTTTACCAAATTCTGTTGTATTAATTAATTCTGGATTTTTTTGAAAAAATTTATTAATCGCTTTTTTACCATCATTAATAGCTTTAAAATCAGCTTTATCTTGTTTACTTAAAAATTTTTTTGCTTCATCTAAAGTTTTGGCTCTTTTTACATAAGAAGCATCTTGACCTTCAGGAACTGCTCTTACTTCTCCTGATCTAATACCTGCTAATCTACCTGCCTCTATTTTAGAAAGACGTGGCGCATAATCAACACCCTCTTTTAAATATTTTTGTACAGTGGCTGATTTACCTCCAACTGATTTCATAATTTGTTGTTGAGTTGGTAGTTTACCATCATTTTCTAATTTAAATGTTTCTACAAAATCTTTTAATTTTTTGCTTGCTTTTGATTTTATAGCCTCTGCACTTTTTTTCTGCATATCTTCAGTAATAACTGCACCAGGATTTCTAAATCCAATTCGTGTGCCTTTTGAAAACTCTAGTCTTTCACTGCCTTTATTATCAAACAAGTTTGACAACTCTTCTACTCGTTTTAAAATATCTGTCACGTTATTCTCCTAGCATTCTTGCTATACCGCCACCTGCTTTTTTAGTAACTGTATCTTCAAGAACTTCTATAATGTCATCCTCGATACCCATCTCATCTTGTCTTCCAGGTTTGTAGTAAATAGTCTTATCTTTTGTTTTGATAGTATAACTTGGTCCGTCCATTATATCTTCTTCTACTTCAACATCTTTGAGTTTCTTTTTGGTTACCATTTCTTTTACTCGTCTACCACTTTGTGAAATAAGTTTACCTGCAGACATTACAGTTTGTATAATTTTATCTAACGCAGGTGCCGTTATCTCTGCGCCTTTTTGAATTAGTGGCATCGCTGGTTTTACAAATTTACCAACAAGAGGTAGTGATGCTAGGCCACCCATAATTTTCATAAACTTTCTTCTACCTGGCATATCCGGTCCATCTTTTAAACCTATACGTCCGCCCTCTGCAAAAGTTTTTTTATAAGTAACATTCATATTTTCAAAATCATCATCAACTTTAATTTCAAACTTATTACCTTCATCACGCTGACCCATACCTATTATAAAATTAATAGCATCATCTTTTCCTATAGAATCTTTAAATAAAGTTTTACCGTCTTCTGTTTCAACATCTACTTTGACTTTACCTTTGTCCAAAGAAGCTCCACCATAAAATTTATCACCTTTAAGTAATGCCGTAAGTCCATAATTAATATCTCTTTCGGATAAATTTATACCAGGTGCTATTGTTCGTTCTGTCTGCATACCACTTGCTCTTGGTTCAAGTCTTATGCTTGGTGCTCCACTATCTTCGCTACCATTTGCAAACCCTGCACGTCCACCTTGTGCCATGTCCTCTGGATCTGGTATAAAATCATCTATACCTCTTGGGTCATCTGGGTTTGTTCCACCCGCATCGTCTACAAAATCTTCAAGAGATTCTCTTTGTTTTTTTCTAATTCTTTCAGCAGCCTCTTTGTTTTCTCTTTTCATTCTAGCTAATATCTGTGCCTCTGTTTCTTTAACTTTTGTTGGTTTAGCACCTGTTGCTTTCATAATACCTGATTGAAGTTTAGCACCTTCTTGTGTGCCACCCATAATAGTTTTACTTGGATCAAGAGTTCTACCCTTTAAATCAAGAATATCAGCTACTTTTTCTTTTTTAATAATATTACCAGATCTATCTTTTATTCCAGTAATATATCTATCTTCAAATTCTTGAACTTGTTTTGCTTGATTTGTAATGTAATCTCTCTGTTTCTTCGTTAGTTTGGCTTTTGTCATCTTTACAACCATCATGAGTTTTGCAAGACTACTGCTTATCTTACTATGTAACTCAGGAGTCATCTGGTTAAACGGAATAACCTTTTGATTTCTTAATCCTAAAAATAGACCTTTAATGATACTCATTAATAATAATTCCTTTTAATTTTTTCGACCTTTTCGTCGATGTAGTCTTCAGGGTGTCCGATCAGACCGCCCTGTCTGAATCGCATAATCGCTTGTGTTGTAGAATCAACCAAGTCGTCATGATCACCATAAGGAAACGCAGCACATTCTTCAATGACTTCTTCTGCAAATTTCTGCTCAGGTGCCCATACAATACCAGATTCAAACAAAGGTGCAACAGCATTTACACGTGCATGCTTATCGTTTCCCTTCGATGGTGAGAAGTTGACAACGGGTATATCCATCTTTCTCAACTCGTATGTCAGAGGTAAACCTGATGCTTTTGCCTCAACTATAACTGTTTCAGGCTGCCAGTATTTATATTGTTCAAGGGCCAATCTCCGTAATTCAGGGAACTCGTACCTACCTTTGATGGCGTCGAGTAGTATGAGATTAGCCCCTTCATCCTCACTAGGATAGAATATACCCCATGTGGTGATAGCTGAATAGTCTGCTGTTTCTTTTTTCAAGAAAGCTGTATCGTAAGATTGTATGACATGATGTAGTTGTGGAATAGTTTCACCGGTATAAGTTCTCCACCATTCACGTTTTAATATTGCACCTTCTTCAGAAGTTGGTTGCTGCATCCACTGTGCATTCCATTTAGCAACGGGTAGTGTTGCTTTTACTTTTTCTAATTCATCTTGCTTCCAATACTCAGGCCACACTGGTCCGTGGTCCAAGAGCGCTGGAAATTCGACCACGTGCCATTGATCTGCTTTTACTTCTGTTTGATTCTTAACGAGCATACCTGTT